TGTTCTCGCTCTGAGTCATAAATTCACCCAAGGATCTTTTATTTTAATCAAAGACGGATATTTAATTGCCGAAGGATATAATAATGACTTCCATCGGGATGAATCTCAACTTACAGCATCGCTCTCTAAGAGCATTTATATTACATCCTATGTCGACTACATGGACGAAGCGAAGATATCGTGGGACAGTCCGATCAAGAACCATGTCGATTGGTGGATTGACATTGAAATGGGGAGTGCACACACTCGTTCGCTTCGTGATTTGATGGCAATGAAGAGTGGATTCGTATCTCTCAAACGATTGAATGAGGAATGGTATATGAATGATCCTTTTCGTTTAATCAAACAAACAACCACCATTGATCGCGATTATGGTCATTGGTATTATAATAATGGTAATATCGTATTACAGACGATTGCCTTGCAAAATGAGTGCAACTGCGATGTTCGCGACTGGGTCACGGACATTCACAATCTGTTGGGGATTCGCAGTGCAGACCTCACCACAACTGAGCAAGGTGATCCAACTGTATATGGAGGGATATTCATGAGCATGCCCGACTTGGCACGATATGGATACTTCTGGTCTCGCTCCTGTCAATGGGACGCAACGCAAGTCATGCCGATAGAACTCTGTGATTCCATGTTCGAAACGCAACATACTCCCGATACATGCTACATTCCACCCAATGCACCCACACAAGAACAAGAAGATGGATCAGTTTGGGTCTATACTCTTTGCGAAGGCATGAAATGGAATTCTGGATATGGATTTTATAATATCAATGGATGGATCTTTGGATCTGGATTGGGAAATAAATTTATATTATTTCATGAAACCTATGATATCGTCTTAGTTGCCTTTGGCATTCCTTTCAGTGATTTCTTTGCTGAATTAAATAATCTACTTTACTAACAGATCATCTTCTGTCAGTATACGAAATCCATACTTTCGATCTAGGCAGAACTCTTCTGCTGCTTTAAACTTTGCCTCGTTGACGAGGTATCTACTCACTTCACGCAAATAAGTTCTCGTGCGTCGCGAACGAGGTTTGGGTGGTTTCGTCTGTGCTTTGGGTTTGACCTCTATCACGTCGTTGCCGATGGATCCATCTTTCTTTCGATACCGAATAAAGAAGTCAGGGAAGTATCGATGGAGTTTATTATCTACAGGACTCTTATAAGGAATAAAGAACTCTTCCGATGCCCACTCTAGTATGGCATCGTTGTTATCACAGTAGACCATGAATCGTCTTTCCCAGAGTGATCGATAGTAGATCTTGGTAGGATCACCACGATATTTCTTGGGGTTCTTTGGACTAAATCTTCCACTGTATGCCATAATGAGTATAAATAACTGTATCGAATCTATTTATATAGGAATAGCATGGCATCAATCAATAAAATACTAGACAAGGTCTCTACTGCTAAAGAAGCAATCAACTCTCTGAAGGGAGTCGCAGCAGCAATTAGAGGTAAGAATTACACTTCAGCAACCGATGCTCTCGGAGCACTCAGAGAAAAGGCAAAGTCTGACTTAGAAAAGCGACGCAAGTCCATCAAATCATTGTCTAAATCAGGTACACTGACTCCACGACTCGCGAAACAAACTCCGATATCGCAAACAGATTTCCTCACCTATCCATTAGAAGAAACTCTACCCAATTATTTAATCTTCCGTGCCACCGATGTGGCTGGTAGAAACACCGATTTATTACCTGATTTAAAAATTAAATTATATATTCCAGATGGACTCTCCAATAATTCATCCGTGACTTATGAGACTGCGGATCTGGGTGCCATCGCAGCAGCAGTGACCACAGGAGCAAAGGGTGAAGATGGTTCCGATAACCTCACTGGAGTACAAGGAGAAGGATTGATTAAGAATATTGCGGAACGATTCGCAAGGCAGACAGGGGAAGCAGTCCTTGGAGACGCAGGTAAACTCGTCAACAAGGTCGCAGGGAAGGCAGCAAATCCATTACGAGAGACTTTCCTCAAAGATGTACCCTTTAGAACCTTTAATTTCGCTTGGCAATTCAAACCTAAATCCAAAGCAGAGGCACAAGAGGTGCAAAGAATCATCACTGCTTTCCGATTACGCATGTTGCCTAAGACTGCAGAGAATGATCTCTTTTTAATCTATCCCCCACAGTGGGATGTGACTTTCAGCAAAGGCATCAAAGATCGAATAGAAGGATATTTACCTGGAATGGTCTGTACGAGTATGGCTGTAGACTATGCAGGAGGTCAAAAGTTCTCTACTTTTGCTGATGGATATCCAACTGCGATTAATTTGACCATAGACTTTGCCGAAACTAAGATCCTCTCAAGAAATAACTATGAAGAATATGTTGGAGTGGATCCAAAAAGCATAGGCAATCACATTAATGATCTAATATAAGGCAAGAAACACCATGGCAAATAAATATTTCGCAAACTTCCCTGACATTCAATATGAGTTCGCAGATGGTAACTTTACCACCATCAAAGATTTCTTTCGTAAAGCAAAGATTGAGACGAATAAAATTGATTCTATTATTCAATACACGGTCTATGAGATACAAGAGGGAGATCGTCCCGATGTGGTCGCGAGTCGACTGTATGGGGATGGAGATTTATATTGGACATTCTTTTTAGTCAATGACTTCTTAGGATCCGTGAATGACTGGTATCGAGATACATCCATTTTTGATGCATTTATGACCACAAAGTATCCTGGATTCGTGCTGAATGCGACGAATACAACCGATATTGTGTCTGCAACTTCTAAGTTTGCAGTCGGTGAGGGTATTACCTCATCCAATGGAGCAAAAGGCACGATTTGTGAAGTCAATGCCACTCTGAAACGCATTGTTGTCATCTATGATGATCTAAATAGATGTGTCGCTGGCAATACCATCACAGGCAATACTTCTGGAAAGTCATTTACCTTGCAATCCACCTCTGAGCATCGCGATGCAGTACATCACTATGCGGAGACTTCTGGTGCACTCTCTAACACGGATAACGCAACCAACACTCCAGTCTCAAACATTGAGCATGAACGCGAAGAGAATGAGATGAAAAGACAAATTAAAGTGATCGAACCTCGTTTCGTACGACAGGTTGTCAGAGAATTTGAATCAATTATATCAATATAGGAAAATATATTATGCCCATGAAATTTAAAAAGAGTGATATCGTTCGACAAAAAGACGGATCATTTAAAACAACTCATTATTATATGAAACAAGAAACCACTGAGATGTTGTTAAAGTATATTAATGGCGAAGAACGATGCAAACCCAAGCAACGCAGAAAATGCATCGTAGAACTGGATCGACGCAACATTGCATATGTCTGGTCTCCAGTACAAATCACTCCCGAATCCCTTAGTTTATAAATGAGCACACAACGAGGGCAGTTCCAAGTACATTGCATCACTCTGGCGAATCCAGAGGGTGAGACGGTGGACATTGCTTCTCAAGTGGGTCAGATCGATCTCTATGAAAATATATTCGAGACCTTTATCACTGGAACTCTGAGAGTCTTTGATGGTCTGAATATATTAGAACGATTTCGACTCTTTGGACAGGAATATATTCATTTAAATATATCTCAGTACGAAGGCACTGGCGAAGAAGCAGCCAAGACTTTTACCATTGATAAGAACCTGCGTATCTATAAGATCACACAGGTAGAGAAGGTCTCAAGCACTCTGTATACTTATCTGATTCATTTAGTCGATCCTCGTATGTTCTTTACACGCAAGGCAAGGATCTCTACCACTTACAGGGGTTCTATCTCTGACATCATTGCCAATCTATGTATTGACAAGGCACATATATCCAAAGAAGAGTTTGATTTATTCGAAGAGAGTAAACCTGACAATCTACAGGTCGTGGTGCCTAATTTAACAGTACATGAAACAGTCTCAAAACTCACTTCCGAGGCATTGACCATGGACAGTGGGGCATCTTGGGCGAATCCTTTCTTCTTTTATCAGACAGTCAATGGTGGATTTCGTTTCTGTTCTATCGACACCATGATGCAACAGGAATATCCGATTGAGTTTACTTATAATATCGCAAGACAGAATAAAATAGAGGAAAGCACTCTAGAAGATAAAGAGTCAGGTAAGAACTCACAGATATTAGCAGTCACTACACCGAAGCGATTTGATGTCGCTGAGGGTATGGCGACAGGTGCATATGCAGGTCGAAAGAACTCTTATGACCAGATCACACAAATATCCAGCGAGGTCATCTTTGACTTGAGCGAAGTATATGCTCGCAATCCCAAAGGTCATCACAGTGGATATGTACAACTCAGAGTCGATGATGAATTTGAAAAGATCATTGAGGGAGGAGAGGTCGTGGATGAGGATACTCCACCTGATTATAGAGAAGTGGATTTTGATACCAATTTGCATAAATCTTTTGATGCCTATTTTAAAAATTCTATCGACATGAATCATAAATTTGGTGTCAATGCAGACTATGCATCCTCAGATACTTTCCGAGACATTGACTTTAATCATGGGTCTTCAGAATCTTTTGAACGCAATGCTCTAGAAAAAATGCTACATCAGAACATGACTCGGATATCCATTCCAGGCAGGACAGATATTCAATGTGGTTTAATGCTACATGCAGAGATTCCACTGACTCAAGTGGATGATAATAAAATAGAGAATCCCTTTGACGACAGCAAGTTTCTCATTACAGGGATTAAATATGAATTTAAAGTTGCTAGCAAGGAGTCTTTCTGTCATCTAGAATGTGTGAAAGAATCTATTGCAGCAAAAATTGAAGACGCAGAGATCGCAGTGTCGGATGCGTATAGATCTGATTAAGGAGGCACGATGGAATTTTATTATGGCATGGTCGAAGACCGCAACGATCCTCTCAAAGTAGGGAGAGTGCGTGTGCGTGTGCATGGAGTACACACTCATGATAAGCAACAAATAGCAACTCCCGACTTACCTTGGAGTCAGGTCATGATGCCGAACACCGAAGCATCCCTCAGTGGATTAGGACATACAGTCCATGGGTTGGTAGAAGGTTCAACAGTGATCGGATGTTTTATTGATGATCTCCGACAGAACTTTATTGTGTTAGGTTCTACATTGGGTATTCCCTCCTCAGGATCGCGAGCAGATATTAAAGGGCAACTGATTACTCCAAGTGTAGAGGATGGATTTA